CTGTTGCTGCATCTGTTGTTACTGCTACATATAGTATATCTCCAGATGTTGATTTTGTAAAACTCAATTCTTGTGTAGATGTACCTAGAGCAACTTCTATTGCCGCACTAGTTAAACTAAATATAAATGCAGAAGATTGCGTTGCTTCATTTACAAGTTTAATATTTGTTGTTGTCTGAACAAAGTTCGAGCTTATATCTGCATTTGCACCAGCACTAATATATATCCCATCAGCAGATTGTGTAAAGTTTCCATCCACACTGGCTATACCAGCAAGTATTCCAACACCTACAGATGTCTTGGATGATATACCACTCATGGTAGCACTATCAAAAAATAAGATGCCTTGATTTGCTATTGAGTGTTCAGCAAATGTAGACGCACCCAACATTAATCGGCATCCTCTATCTTGTTGCCTTCCTTGACCCATTCTTGGATTTCTTGATAGTGTCTATTAGCAGGGTCTATTGGTACACTTACATCTTTACCATCTATCTTACACATAATAGCTATTTTTGTTTTATTATCTATTGGATTTATAAACCATTTTGCATTTTCTATAACCATTGTTTTCCCCTAGAGTTCTGAATCTAATGTTCCATCCGTACCATATAAGGCAGTTACATTATGATTATCAGTTCTACCACTTAGATTTCCATTAAATACCACAGACAAAAATCCTGTAGTGCCATCAACTTCATACGAGCCACTATTTGCAAATACAGCATGAGCAGCATTACTAAAACTTGTATCGTCATCATCATAAACAATCAAAGTAATATTTCCTATTGTCGGTGAAGCTCTAAGAGGTCTTGTGATTGGAACACCACCTCGTAAACTATTGGTACTAACTTCTACTGCTCCATTAAAAAAAGTATATTTAGGTACAACTTGATAATACCTTTGACACAAAGATAGTTCTTCTCCAAATGACCTATGCTCAAATGGTGTGGCTTGTGAGCCTACTTCAACTTGGACTCCTGTTACATAAAATTCTCTGTCTGTGCTATCAAATATAGATGTTCTACTTCCTGCATACCTATTTGCATTTGTAACTGAACCCCAAGTATTTGAAGCAAAAGTTCCACTTGAATAATTAGAACCACCATGAAGCCAAATTTGTATAGGATAAAAACTTAAAGCATTGTCATCATCTAATGCACCAGTAGTATCAGGTGCAAAAGTAAACGAAAATCTTTGCCATGAATCTGTAACAGTAAATGCTTGTGTATTGTTTCTAGTGTTATCTTGGTCGTACATTTCAACTACATAATTTGCACTAGCATTTGCTTTAGCATAAAAAGACATTGTTAAACTTTCAGCTTCACTTGTTCCCTTTTTAATCATTTGAGCATCTTGACCTTCCATAGCATAACTTAAAATAAACAACTCATCTGAAGCTATAGAAGTATCTGCTGTAGTAACATCTATTTTTAAAGAATTGCCAAATCCATTAGGTGTGTCTGATGATTGACTCATGGTTACTCTTCCAGATGTGCTTGAAAATATTTTAAATCTATCAGCACTAAAGTACCCACTACTAGCACCTAAATCTGTGGCTGATGTGCTTCTTTGAAAAACATTCATACCACCATTAATTATCATGTTACGTCTACCACCAATCTGATTATTGGTTAGGACTTCACCCATCTTTGCTAATTCTGCTGCTTTACTCATGCTAAG